GCTTCGACTGTTGCTGGTCCTACGGGCCCGACAGGTCCTACCGGTGCAGCTTCGACCGTCGCAGGACCTACAGGTCCTACGGGACCCACAGGGTCTACGGGCCCGACAGGGCCTGCGGGCACAGGGACTGTAACCAGTGTCGATGTGTCTGGCGGCACGACTGGGCTAAGTTTCAGCGGTGGCCCAATCACAACAAGCGGCACGATTACTCTGGCCGGGACGCTGGACGTTAACAACGGCGGCACAGGCGCGACGACCCTTACGGGCGTGGTGATCGGCAACGGCACTTCCGCTTTCACTACGGTTGCAGCACCCAGCGGCACCATCGTCGGCACGACCGACACCCAGACGCTGACCAATAAGCGTTATACGCCGCGCGTCAGCAGCACCGCGTCGATTACCAGCCCGCTGGCGTGGAATGGCGACAACTTCGATCAATACGCTGCCACAGCCCAAGCTGGGGCTTTGACGATCAACGCGGATGCTGGAACCCCCACGGACGGGCAACGGATACTGTTTCGTTTTGAGGACAACGGGACGCCCAGCGCTTTGACTTGGACAACCGGCGTTTCCAAAGGGTTCCGCGCGGTTGGCGTGACGTTGCCTACGACGACTGTGGCCAGTAAGGTCGTCTACGTCGGCTGCATTTATAATCTTGCAGACGACCGCTGGGATGCCCTAGCAGTCGGGCAGGAGGCTTAATCGTGGCCACATTCTACCTTGACCAAGACGGCGGCAACGATGCCAACAACGGCACGACTTTTGCCTTGCGTTGGAAGACGATTACCAACGGCGCTACGGCTGCGCGCATCGCGCCGGGCGACGAGATCAGGATTATGGCATCGCCTGATCCGACCAGCATCGGCAGCGCGACATGGACGGGTGGCGGGCGTCCTGCTAGCCCCGCAGGGTCTCCGTCGTCTACAAATACCACACCCATCGTCGTTACGTTCGCCGCGCACGGATTGGTGACAGGCGACTATGTGTCGTTGACGGGTCAAGCTGGCAACACCAACGCCATCGGCGTCTGGATGGTCGGCACCACGACAGCTAACACATTTCAAATTCTTAACATGGACGGCAGTAACACCACGGGTAACGCCGTTGGCCCCGCAAGTGGCGGTATTACCAAAGTCAACAACTGCATGGTCAAGACAGCAACGCCGCTAGTGAAGAACATCGCTCTGTGCGGCGGGCGTGGCGAAAAACCTGCGTGGACGGCGAGTGCAAACGTCACGGCACAGCAGACTACAGCAGGCTGGAAAGAGGGCAATTCCTGCGCCAGCATCAATCTCGCGACCGCGTTCACCACAGGCAAAGCCGCATACTACACACTGCCGGCTACGCTCGACCTTTCTGCCTACCAACAAGTGACGTTTTGGGTGCAGCAGGGTATCGGAACAACCGCCACCGCTGGACAAGTTTATGTGGCGCTTTGCACCGACACCATTGGCGATACGGTGGCGCATCAGTGCAACATTCCTGCACTTGGCGCAAACAACGTATGGGTGCCGGTGACGGTAAATCTTGGCACTAACTTAAACGCGGCTATCCGTTCGGTGGCGTTTTACGTTGTTACTGACGTTGGCACGCAACAATTTTCACTGGACAACATCGTGGCCTGCAAAGCCGCATCATCCGCCGACAGCGTGACGCTTAACTCGCTGATCTCCAAATCTGACGGTACGGGCGATGAGGCGTGGTACGCCATTCAGAGCATCAACAACGATGTCATCATGTTGGCCAACGCCAATGGTAATACTAGTCAAACCACCAACATACGGGGCTACAACGGCACCTCTGAGACGGTGACGACCTACAAGCGCGAGACGACAAAAACCACGCCCGCTGCTAGTGTTGGCGCAATTGCGGCGGTTGTCAACAATAACGGCACCAGCGGCAACCTCATCACTTACAGTGGCGGTTGGGATCGCACCAACATGTCCACGCAGACCGGCGTAACGTGGTATGACGGCATCAACGGCAACGGTATTGGTATCCAATTTGGCAACCGCTCATTCAATCAGATCGACCGATTGAACTTCTGCCGGTACAATAATGGTATTCAGTTTACTTCAGTTACAGCCGATATAACTATCGGCTCTACTTACCTGACGGCTTGTTCCAGTCAAGGTATTGAGTTTGGAACGGCGAGTCGCACCAATTCCTCGGTGGCATCCATATGGGCAAATAACAACGGGGGTACAGGTATACTTCTTTCCGGCACAGGATCAGTTATTACTACCGCTAAGCTGGTGTCTAATAACACAAGTAACGGCGTGAGTTTTGACGGCTCGCGATATAACACAATCGGTTCTTTAATCAGCGGTAACAACGGCACCGGATCAACTAATGGCGGTATAATTTTTAGCAGTTGCTTTAATAGCACCGTTGGAACAGCGACATTGGCCAATAACGTCGGAAGTGGAATTGTTTCGGGGATATCTGCATTTAGTAATTCAGTAAACGGCGGCAGCAGTTCTGGGCATACTCAAGGCGTATTTGCTTTTTCCGTAAGCGAATTGTATTTGAACAACTTCACCATTAACGAGGTTAGCGAAGTCGCCCAGCCCTCGACGCCTACGGGCTTTGTCTATGCCAACCGCCTTGACGACACCGACAACAATAGCTGGGTGTTCCAAGTCAGCATGGGAACCGTGAACCAGCAGACCGCCGTCGTGGACAGCCCAGCGACGACATCGTGGCGGATGCGCCCGACGACGGTTACTACCACCGCAAACAGCCCGCTTTTACTCAAACTGGGTACGGTGGTCTGCGCCGCCAGCAGTGCCGTGACCGTCACTGCCCGGATGCGGCGCGACAACACCGGCTTGACCATGCGTCTTGTCTGCCCCGGCGGTCAGATCACTGGCGTTTCTACGAACGTGAGCAGCGACATGACCGCAGCAGCAAATACGTGGGAAACGGTGACGATCACGTTCACCCCCACCAAGGCAGGCGCGGTGGACATCTACGCCTATGCGTTCGGCGGTACGACGTTTAACGGCTACGTCAGCAACCTCACAGCGACACAGGTCTGACATGTACGAGATTATCGACAGGGAAGAAGATGTCGCCGGCAAGTGGCGCATCCGCGTGGCCATCAACGGCGCGACCGTGGCGTTTAAGTTTGCGTCAGACCCCACAGACGAGGAAGTGCAGGCCGAGGCTGCGCGTTACGACGCGATGATGCAGGAGCAGTCAGATGCCGCTCCCAACACGGACTGATGTCCTCACCCTAGACTTTACCGGCTACGGGCAACCCGCTGCCTACATCGAAGCCAAGACGCTCAGCCCGTCTTCGGCAACGCTCGACTACACTCTGGCGGGGCAACCTGCTTTTGGCCTGTCCCCCGGCACGCCAACGCAGAACCTCTCACCTGCGCTCTTCACCAACACGAACACGTTCTACACGGCCACGATCAGCCCCGCCAACCTCGCGCCTGCGCTATTCACCAATACGAACACGTTTTATGCAGCCACGATCAGCAGCGCGGTTACGCTGCTGCCTGCGCGCTTCGACAACATCAACACGTTCTACGCGGCGTCAATCAGCACGGGCGCGGTCAACCTCTCGCCTGCGCTCTTCACCAACACCAACACATTCTACACGGCAACGCTCAACAGCACGTATGCACTGCTGCCGGCGCTGTACACCAACACGAACACGTTCTACGCGGCCACGATCACCGTCGGCCCGGCCAACCTCTCGCCGCAGCTCTACGTCAACGCGAACACGTTCTACGCGGCCGCCATTGTTCCGGGCGCGATCAACCTCTCTCCGGCCCTGTTCACCAACACGAATACGGTCTTCCCGCCTTCCGCCCGGTCGGTCAACCCGCTGCAGCCGCCGCTGCTGGTCAACCTCTCGATCTTCTACTCGGCGACGATCAGCGGCGGCAGCCCGGTGCCAATCCCGTTCAACCCATTCGACCGTCGCCAGAACATGATCGTTGAGGAGCTGCCGCGCCAGTCCATGACCGTGCAGGAGCTGCCGCGCCGGTCTATGATCGTGCAGGAACTGCCCCGAAAGAACATGGAGCCCAACGGCGTATAGTTTACACCAGCGCCTCTGTTTGGTATAACCGAGAGGCCAGAGATGCTCGCCCCACGTGGCGAGCTGCTGCCCTGAACCAGCGAGCACCCTCTTATGGCCTATTCCGGCACAGTATCGCAGACGACCTTCGACACGCGCCGCGTGATCGAGAACGCCACGCGTCGCTGCAAGCTGCCCGCGCAGTCCCTCACCGCCGAGCACGTGAGCATCGCGAACGACGTGCTGTACCTGCTGCTCTCGGATCTCGCCAACCAAGGCGTGCCGCTCTGGTGCGTGCAGGAGACGCTGTACCCGCTCTATGAGGGCGTGCCGATCATCGTCACCGAGAAGGGCACCGTTGACATTCTCAACACCAACCTGCGCTCGCTGCAGGAGGTGACTGGCACCAACATCGACACGTCCACGACCCGCATCACGCAGTTCACCAGCACCACGCCCGTCACGACCGTCGGCATCCGCTGGTCGGCACCGGCCGTGCCGATCGAGTTTTCGCGCTCCAATGACGGGGTGACGTGGACTATACTCCAAGCCGAAGTGCCCCAAGCGTCAGCCGGAGAGTGGACTTGGTACGATCTGTCCAGCGTAGTTGCAGCCACATACTTCCGCGTGCGGGCCACCAGCGGCACCCTCGGCTTCAGTCAGGTGTACCTCGGCAACACGCCGACGGAAATCCCGCTGGCCCGCCTGAACCGCGACGACTACACCAACCTGCCCAACAAGCAGTTCCAGAGCAATCGCCCGCTGCAGTATTGGCTCGATCGGCAATCCCTCTCCCCCGTGATGAACCTGTGGCCGGTGCCGAATATCGCCGCCACCGTCATGCAGGTCGTGGTCTGGTCGCACCGGCACATCATGGACGTTGGGACGATGACGCAGGAACTTGAGGTGCCGCAGCGCTGGTACGAGGCAATCGTATCCATGCTCGCCGCCAAACTGGCGATGGAGTACGTCGAGGTCGATGCCAGCATGATCCCGCTGCTCGACCAGAAGGCGCAGCAGGCGCTCTACATCGCGCAGGCCGAGGAGCGCGACAACAGCCCGATGATGATCGCGCCCAACATCGCCGTGTACACGAGGTAAGCGCATGCCGATCTTCCTCGACACTCGTGGCAAGAGCACGCTGGCAATCGGCATCTGCGGACGCTGCAGCCGCAAGTTCTCCATGACCGAGCTCCTGCCGGATCCCAACTATCCGGGCCTGCTGGTGTGCGACGCTGATCGCGACGACTACGACCCGTATCGCCTGCCGGCGCGGCAGCCGGAGAAGATATCGCTACGCTTCGCGCGGCCGGACACACCCCTCGACCCCGGGGGCGCGGTATGAAGATCCTCGAGACCTCTGGCGTGCTCCCCACGTCTCGTGGAGGCGCTGGCGATGGCTCGCGCGCTGTCGCCAGCGCTCTTTCTTTCCCTGATCGAGGAACTTTCTGATGGCCCAGAGCGGCTTCACACCCATTCAGCTCTACCGGGCGGTCACGCCCACTTTGGTGCCCTCGGCGGGCAACCTCGCGGCCGGCGAGCTGGCGATCAACCTCGCCGACGAGAAGCTGTACTTCAAGAACGCCAGCGGCGTCGTCAAGCTGCTGGCGGACTCTGCCGTAACCGGCACCGTCACTTCAGTGGCCGCTTCAGGCGGCACGACTGGCCTGAGCTTCACCGGCTCGCCGATCACCACCACCGGGACGCTGACCCTGAGCGGGACGCTTGTCGCCGTCAACGGCGGCACCGGGCAGTCTTCGTACGCCGTCGGCGACATCCTCTTCGCCTCGACGACTACGGCCCTATCCAAACTGGCTGACGTTGCCACGGGCAATGCACTGATTTCGGGCGGCGTGGGCGTCGCACCGTCCTACGGCAAGATCGGTCTGACGACGCACGTCAGTGGCACTCTGGACGTGGCCAACGGCGGCACGGGGCAGACGACCTACACCAACGGCCAACTGCTGATCGGCAACACCACCGGCAACACGCTGGCCAAGGCCACGCTGACTGCTGGCACGAATATCAGCATCACCAACGGTGCCGGCGCGATCACCATCAACGCCACGGATCAGTTTGTCGGCACGGTCACCTCGGTGAGTGGCACTGGCACGGTCAGTGGTATCACGCTCACTGGCACCGTCACTTCGTCTGGCTCTTTGACGCTTGGCGGAACGCTCTCGGTCACGCCGTCAAACTTCGCCTCGCAGACGGCGAATACGTTTCTCGCGGCCCCCAATGGCGCGGCGGGCACACCCACGTTCCGCGCGATTGTCGCGGCTGACGTACCGACATTGAACCAGAACACGACCGGCACGGCGGCGAACGTCACCGGCACCGTAGCCATCGCCAACGGCGGTACCGGGGCAACGACGACGGGGGCAGCACGCACCGCACTTGGCGCGACCACGCTGGGCGGTAACATCTTCGTCATCCCCAACCCCAGCGCGGTCACGTTCCCGCGCTTCAACGCCGACAACACCGTCTCCGCGCTGGATGCCGCCTCGTTCCTCACGGCTATCGGCGCAGGCTCGGGTAGCGGCACCGTCAACTCGGTGAGCGGCACTGGCACGGTCAACGGCATCACGCTCACTGGCACCGTGACTTCGTCAGGCAGCCTGACGCTGGGCGGTACCCTTAGCAACGTATCCCTAACCTCGCAGGTTACGGGTACGCTGCCTGTAGCTAACGGCGGCACTGGGGCCACTGACGCCGGCACCGCCCGCTCCAACCTGAGCGCGGCGGCATCGGGGGCCGTCGGCTCTAGCGGTCTGACGATGAACACGGCCCGCATGCTGGGCCGCACCACGGCCAGCGCCGGGGCCATCGAAGAGATCAGCATCGGCACGGGCCTCACTCTGTCGGGCGGCACGCTGTCGTCCACGGCGTCTGGCGGCACCGTGACGAGCGTAGATGCCTCGGGTGGCACGACTGGCCTGACGTTCACCGGCGGCCCGGTTACTGGGTCGGGCACGCTGACGCTGAGCGGCACTCTGGCCGTCGCCAACGGCGGCACGGGCGGTACGACGCAGAGCACCGCGCGAGCAGGTCTGGGCGCGACCACTGTCGGCGAAAACCTCTTCACCCTCGGTAACCCAAGTGCGATACGCTTCCTGCGCGTCAACGCCGACAACACGGTCAGCGCACTTGACGCGCCGAACTTCCGAACGGCCATCGGCGCGGGCACGGGATCCGGCACGGTCACCAGCGTTGACGCCTCGGGCGGCACGACTGGCCTGAGCTTCAGCGGCGGCCCGGTCACTGGCTCGGGAACGCTGACCCTCGCCGGCACGCTCGCCGTCACCAATGGTGGCACGGGCGGTACGACGCAGAGCACCGCGCGATCAGGTCTGGGTGCCACGGTGGTGGGGGCCAACTTCTTCACGCTGACCAACCCTAGCTCGGTGACCTTCGTCCGCATCAACTCGGACAACACAATCAGCACCCTCGACGCGCCGACTTTCCGCACGGCCATTGGCGCGGGCACCAGCTCAACCACAGGCACCGTCACCTCTGTCAGCGGCACTGGTTCGACCAACGGCCTGTCCCTCTCCGGCACGGTTACCGGCAGCGGCAACATCACACTGAGCGGTAGCGTCACCTCGGTGGCTACGTCGGCGACCATCGACGGCGTCACCATCGGCTATCGCAGCATCCCCCGCTCGACCACGAGCGGCACCGCAGTGGTGGCCGATGTCGGCAAGTGCATCGCGGTTACTGCGGGTATCACGATCCCGAACAGCACCTTTGCCGCCGGCGACGCCGTCTCTATCTATAATGATAGCGGGTCGGCCATCACGATCACGGCGGGCGTCACGACCCTACGCCTTGCGGGGACAACCACTACAGGCAACCGCACGCTGGCCGCGCGCGGCTTGGCTACCGTCTGGTTCAACAGCGCGACTGAAGCGGTCATCTCCGGCGCGGGGGTCAGCTAATGAGCGGCATCCAGATGGCGCTGCTCGGGAGCGGTGGTAGCGCGCCGACGTTCCCGTTGCCTACCCCAACCAATGTTTCGGTAACCGACACTGCTCCAGTTGAAGCGGGTTACAGCCTTCGAAGCGACGGCGTCGTATCGAAAATCGAAAATGGTTTGGAGACCACTATCGGAAACTGGATTGTCCCAAATACAACGGCTTCTAGTTACGAGGTCAGGGCAACTCTTGTCTCTGGTTCCGTATCCACTGGAACGACGGGGAGCTATCTCAGCCTCGGAACCACTCGCACGTGGGGCGTGGCAGCGAACACCTCTGGGACAAATCAGGGCTGCACATTGACTATCGAAGTGCGTCTCACATCCGGCCCCGGCCCGGTGGTCGCAACCGCAACGGTGACTTTGTACGCGGAGTATTTCTGATGCTTGAACAACTCATCAGCCGGGTCTTCTACGCCCGCAACCTCGCCCACTTCGACCACTGGCGCACCAAGAGCTACGCCCAGCACAAGGCGCTGGGCACGTTCTACGATGAGATCATTGAGGCGCTCGACGCGCTCGTTGAGGCGCATCAGGGCCTGAACGGCCTGATCGGCAATATCCCCGCGCCGGGCGACACCACCGGTGACAGCCTGAAGATCCTCAAGGCCGACGCCGCGTGGATCGAGAAGAACCACGAGGAAATCTGCGGCGGCAACCGCGCGATCGCCAACCTGATCGACACCGTCACGGGCATCTACCTCTCCACCATCTACAAGCTGGAGAACCTGAAGTGAGCGACGACGTGAACCTCCGGCTGACCACGCACGAGGCCGTCTGCGCCGAGCGCTGGCGCGAGACCATCATGCGGATCAAGCGTCTCGAGGCGGTGATGATCGGCTGCGCGGGCGGCATCATTGTTCTGCTGTCCACAATCGCGTTCAAGGTGTCCTGACATGAGCTTCTGGGATCGTTTCGAGAGCACCCGCGACGGCATCGAGGACACAGTTGAGTTCACGATCCGCATGGCTGTTGTCACGCTGGCCTGCGTCGTGCTGGTCGTCGTGGTCGCGCTGGTTATCGGCATGTTCGCGCCTAACAACGTGGTGGACAGCGACAAGGTCTTCGAGATCGTCGGCCCTGCCTTCAACATGGTCATCGGCGCGTTCGTCGGCCTGCTGGGCGGCCTGAGCCTCAACGCCAACGCGCGTGACGTGAAGCCGGAAGAGCCCGCCCCCGTTGAGCCTCTGCCTGAGCCAGAGCCGCCTGCCGCTGTGGCCGACGATGACGACGACATGGCTCCATGGGAGAAGTACCGCAACGACCTGCGCTATGACGCCAACGGCGACGGCGTGGTCGATGAGAGCGACTTTCCTGACTGGCGCAATCCGGGGGCGTAAGTGACTGGCAACCTCTCCACCGTTGAACTGATCGGCCAACTCTGGCCGGTCGTTCTGGCGTTTATCTCGCTGACGATCATCCTTGCCAAGATGGACGTTCGCCTCGGCGTGGCCGAGGAGAAGATCAAGGCGTTGTTCGAGTTGTGGAACAAAGGCAAATGAGCCTCGCAAACCTCCAGCAGAAGATCGGTGTCACCGCCGATGGCGCGTTCGGGCCCGGCACGCTCAAGGCTGCCGCCGCCTACTACAAGCTGTCGCCCAACCGCGCCGCGCACTTCTTCGCCCAGACGGCGCACGAAACCGGCGGCTTCAAGGCGTTCAGCGAGAACCTGAGCTACGGCGCGAAGGGCCTGCGCGGCATCTTCGGGAAGTATTTCCCGACCGACGCCATGGCCAAGGCCTACGAGCGCCAGCCGCAGAAGATCGCCAACCGCGTCTACGGCGGCCGCATGGGCAACGGCGTCGAGGCGTCCGGTGACGGTTGGAAGTATCGCGGTCGCGGCGCGCTCCAGTTGACGGGCAAGGCGAACTATCAGGCGTTCTCCGACTACATCAACCGCCCGGACGTAATGACGAACCCCGATCTGGTCGCGAGCGAACTCTGCTTCGAGAGCGCTTTGTGGTTCTTCGACAAGAACAGGCTCTGGGGCATCTGCGACCAAGGCATCAACGACGCCGCCATCCTCGCGCTGACCAAGCGCATCAACGGCGGCACGCACGGCCTCGATGACCGCATGGCGAAAACAAAGAAGTTCGCCGGGTGGGTGGCATGATCCCCAACCCGATCATGCTTTACGCGGCGGCAGGCGCTCTCCTCGTCGGTGCCGTCGCAGGATACAAAGTCCGCGATTGGCAGTGTGACGCGGCGTACGCAAAGGCTCTGGAAAAGGCGGGAAAGCAACGTGCTAAAGCCGACATCATCCTCGACAAAAAGGCCGCAGAATATGAAGAAACACGCGCCGCTGCCGATGTGCGCTCCGTCGAGCGGACTAACACCATTCGTGAGATTTACCACACGGTGCCTGCCGCTGCTGCCAGTTGCGCTCCTCCTGACGACGCTGTCCGGGTGCTCCTCGAAGTCATCGGTAATCCAAACACTGAAGCCGCCGCCAGCCAATCTGGCGAGCCCGTGTTCCCTGTTAAACAATCCGCCGAAGCCCTTCCTCGACCCAGCCCGGCTGCTGTGGGAAAAAGACCTGATCGAGCGGAGGAATGACTGCGCGGAGAAACACCGGCTAACCATCGAGGCGTGGCGCGAAGCTAGTCAATTGCCGCAAAAGTGATATAAGGACATCCCATGGCCACGACGATGACCTTCACGACGCTCCAGCAGGACGTGCGGCGCTATCTTGAGCGCGGCACGACCTACGCGTCCGACCCCGTCGTCTTCGAGCAAATCCCGCGCCTGATCAATCTGGCTGAGCGGCGCATCGCGCGCGAACTCAAGGTGCAGGGCTTCATCAACGTCGTCAGCGGCACGCTGCAGAGCGGCGTGGCCGTCTACCCCAAGCCCGACCGCTGGCGCGACACGGTCAGCCTCAACATCGGCACGGGCGCAAACAACAACACGCGCAATGTGCTCTTCTCGCGCGCCTACGAGTATCTGCTGAGCTACTGGCCCGATCGCACCGCGACTGCCCAGCCGCTCTTCTACGGCGATTACGACTACACGCACTGGCTGATCGCGCCGACGCCCAATGCGGATTACCCCTTCGAGGTGTTGTACTACGAGCTGCCGCCGCTGCTGGACGACGTGGTGCAGACCAACTGGCTCACCGACTACGCGCCGCAGCTCCTGCTCTACGGGACGCTGCTCGAGGCCACGCCGTTCCTGAAGAACGACGAGCGCATTCCGGTGTGGCAGAACATGTATGATCGGGCGGCGTCTATGCTCAATGGCGAGGATCTAGCCAAGATCCTCGACCGTTCGGCCGTGCGTAAGGAGGCTTGAGGTGACGAACACCTACACACAGATTTTCGGTGGCACGACGATTTACCCATCGGATGTGTCGTATCTGGCGCTTGCGCTGACGGCCGACATCACGTTGGAGTGGCCACTTGAGAGCAACGTCACGAACGCGCCGGCCGCGCGCATCATCGACGTGACGCCCACCGGCGCATACTCCATCTTCCTGCCGCCCGCCGATCAAACGGGCACCGGCCAGACCATCCTGTTCAACAACCTCGGGCCGTCCACCATCACGGTCAAGAACAGCGTGGGCGGCACGCTCCTGTCCATCGGGCAGGGCGAGCAGTGGCAAATCTACCTGACCGCCAACACCACCGCCGCCGGCACGTGGCGCACGTTCCGCTACGGCGCGTCCACGGCGCAGGCGCAGGCCTCGACGCTGGCCGGCTTCGGTCTGACGGCTACTGGCTCGACGCTGTCGCAGTCCACGCCCGTCACGCTCTTCAACAGCAACTACACCGCCGGTGCGCCCGATCGCGCCAAGATGTTTGTCTGGACGGGCGCACTCGGCATCCTGACGCTGCCCACCGCGTCTTCGGTTGGCAGTGATTGGTTCATCGCCGTCCGCAACGGCGGAAGCGGCAATCTCACCATCGATCCGCAGGGCCTTGAGACGATCAACGGCGCGGCGTCCCTGACGCTCACGCCCGGCGACAGCGCCACGGCGGTGACGGATGGCACCAGTTGGTACACGCTGGGCCTCGGCCAGAGCGCTCTGTTCGCCTTCGACTACACGTCTATCAACCTCGCCGGTCTGAGCGGCAACTACACGCTGTCGGGTGCGGAACTGAACCGCGTCGCCTACGAGTTCACGGGCGCGCTGGCGGGCAACGTCGAGATCGTTGTGCCGCAGACGACCCAGCAGTATTGGGTGTCGAACAACACGACGGGTGGCTCCTTCACGCTGCGCGTCAGGACGAGCCCTCAGACGCCGGGTGTCTTTGTCGCTCGCGGCAGCCGAGCCATTCTCTACTCTGACGGGAGCGTCGTGGTGAACGCCGAGACGGCAAGTCTCGCGGTGCCGATCGCCGTCAGCGACGGCGGCACAGGCGCGATAACGGCGGGCCAAGCGCTGATTAATCTGGGCGGCACGTCGGTGGGCATTGGCGTGTTCACGGCGCTCACGACCAACGATGCGTGGACGACGCTGGGCGTGGCTCCGGCGGGCACCGTCAACGGCGGCACCTTCTAAGTGGCGGAGAAAATCGTCCAGATACGGTCGCAGCCGGGCATCAAGCGCGACGGCACCAAGTTCGAAGGCGATAACTACGTCGACGGGCAGTGGGTGCGCTTTCAGCGCGGCCTGCCGCGCAAGATCGGCGGATACCGCGCCATCAGCAAGTATCTGCGCGAGGTCAGCCGCGCGATGCACGAGTTCACGCAGAACAGCCTGACCTACGTGCATAGCGGCTCGGCCAACTTGCTTGAACGCTTCTACATCGACAACGGCTTCAACACGTCGATCATCACCAACCGGACGCCTGTAACGCTGGCGGTTGACCCGAACAATATGTGGCAGTTCGACGCCATCGCCGCGCCGGGCCTTGGCGGCATGCAGCTCGTGGCGCAGGTCGCGCCGAACCTCGAGTGCATCTGCAACGCGGACGGCGGCCAGCTCTTCTTCGGCGACTTGTTTGGCACCGCGCCGCTGCAGCCGGTGACCAACCTGCCGACCGGCTACAGCCTGTCCGGCGGTGTGGCCGTGCTGCACCCCTACACGTTCATCTTCGGCAACAACGGCTACGTGGCGTTTTCGGTGGCGGGCGACCCCACGGACTACACCAGCCTCGGCTCTGGCGCGGCCAACGTCGCCTCGCAGAAGATCGTGCGCGGCATCGCCCTGCGCGGCGGGCCGGGCAACTCCCCGTCCGGCCTGTTCTGGTCGGCGGACTCGCTGGTGCGCGCCTCCTTCATCGGGGGCGACGCCATCTTTCAGTTCGACACGATCAGCACGCAAAGCTCGATCCTCGGCGCGAACACGGTCATCGAGTATGACGGCATCTTCTACTGGTGCGGCACCGACCGCTTCCTGATGTTCAACGGCGTCGTGCGCGAGGTGCCGAACGACCTCAACCTGAACTATTTCTTCGACGGCCTCAATCAGTCGCAGCGCCAGAAGGTGTTCGCGATGAAGGTGCCGCGCTATGGCGAAATCTGGTGGTGCTACCCGCGCGGCGAGGCAGTCGAGCCGTCGCACGCCGTCATCTACAACGTGCGCGAGAACACGTGGTACGACTGCGAGCTGCCCAACGGCGGGCGCAGCGCGGCCGTGTCGCCCACGGTCTTCCCCAAGCCGATCATGACCGGCGTCGTGCCGACTGCGGCGGGGGAAGAAATCCGCATCACCGAGGCCACCGACACGCGTATTACGGAAGGCAGCGACACGCGTATTACGCAGGAAAGTGGCGCGGATCAGTACCGCCTGTGGGTGCAGGAGGTGGGCGTGGACGCCATCGACGGCATCAACATCCAGCCCGTGCTGAGCTACTTCGAGACGGGCGATCTGTCGCTGCCGGTGATGGGGCAAGAGAACAAGGCGCTGCAGGTGCTGATGGTTGAGCCCGACTTCGTGCAGAGCGGCGACATGACCATGCAGGTGACCGGCCGCGCCAACGCGCGAGCGCCCGAGGTATCAACGGAGCCGCACACCATCTACGAGACGCCGCCGACGCCGCAGGATCAGGTTGTCTACTTCAAGACGCAGCGCCGCGAGCTCCGCTTCCGCTTCGAGAGCAACGCCATTGGCGGCGACTATCAGATGGGCTTGATACTGGGGCACCTGCAGCCCGGCGACGGCACGGTGATCGGATGATCGACCCGCGCGGCATGACGTTGATTGATTGGGCCGATAGCGTTATACTGTCGGTTGGTGATGCGTGGTCGTTTGGTCGGCTTGACGACGAGAACGACTGGCAAGATTGGGCGGTAGCCTTCTTGAAGGCGTCGCCCTTTTCAACACGCGCCGTGCCCGATCCGTATCAATTCGATGACTGGCGCGAGTGGGCAATGCGGGTCTACCCGATGCTTGAGGGACAGGGCTAATGCGGTACGGCGAAGACAACTACGAGAACAACTTCCTCGACGACTTCTCCGGCTACGGCGGCTACGGCGGCTACGGCGGCTACGGCGGCCTGCCACCGGTCACGACGTACACGCCACCGGTCGCGACGTACACGCCGCCTGCCGCAACGTACACGGCTCCGATGGGCGGTCTTACGGCTGCGCCCTACAGCCCCCCGGAGTTAACGCCTGAGTTCCTCGCCGAATTGCAAGCATCCGCCGCCCTGATGAAGCAGAAGATAGAGGCGGCGTCTGACCCCAACCGCAACGCCGCCTTCGACAAGTATGTTGCCGATCAGGCCGCGAAGGGCGTTGAGGTCGCCTCGACCTATACTGGCGGCGGTGGCCCGCTTGGCAGTGGCGGCGTACTCGGCGTAACTGATTTCGCTCCGGCTTTTGATCCCGCGAACCCGGCAGGCACCACGGGGCAGGTCGTTCGCTTTGATCCGGGGCGAATGAACGCGCCGGTCGTTTTCCAGCCCGGCCAACAGTATGTGCTGACCGATGCCTCCGGCGAGAATGTCGTGGGCCGCGCCTCTTCGGTTGAGGAACTACAGAAGCTCGCCGCCGCGCAGGGGAACATGCCCTACGGTTTCCAGTTGTATCAGGCCGATCAGCAAGGGAACTACAAACCCGGCACGCAACTTTTCGGTGAGACAGATCCGCGTACTAAAGGACTTATGGGGGCTATTGTAAATTACGGATTACCAATTGTAGCAGGTATTGCTACTGCAGGAGCCAGTTTTCTACCTGCATTAGCGGCCTCTGCCGCCGCGTCAGGTGCCTCCAAATTAATGACAGGATACACACCAGAAGACGCAGCAAAAGCCGCAGCGATTGCGGCTGCTACAAGAGGCGTGCTAAAAGGCACTGGCCTTGAAGACAGCATTGGTGGTCTATTATCAGCAAAAGGCTCTGTTGTAGGCAACGCCGTGAACCCCGGTTTCTACGTTCCCGGAACCGTTATTCCAAAATTTGTGGCCCCCACGCTTTCCGGTCTGGGCAGCACGGTTGGTACTCTTGCGGCCGCACCTGTGGCGGGCGAAATTCTTGTTCAAGGCGCGCGCAACGCCGTCAGTCCTGCGCTGGCTTCCGCAATCACCGGCGGTTTGACCAGTCTCGCCCCCGCTGTATTCGACCCTAGCAGCATCCCGCAGTTTCAATCTCCCGACGTGAGCAACGCGGAAACCTCGCAGCAAGAAGCAGAAGCGTTGGCTGAGGCGGATCGCATTAAACGCTTTGAAGCTGAAGCAGCCGCTGCTGCTGCTGCCGCTGCTGCTGCCGCTGCCAACACTGGTGCGCTTCCTGCTACGACAGCAACTACCGCTGA